ACTAATTGAAGAATATTCTAAGTTTTGGATGGCTATTCCAGGTACACGAGGTGCAGTAGGTAAGAAAACTGTAAACGCTAGTACACACTTTAATGCGCTTTTTGACGTAGAAGAACCAGAGACAGAAAATGATCACGAAGATGGTTTATTCACAGAAGCAGAGGAACATAAATTGGAGGAAATGGAGAATGAGCAACTATGAAACAGAAGAAGATAAACTTCGAGCTCATTACGAGGAATTAGAGAGAAAACATAGAGAACTTGACAACGAGCTAATCGAACGTTATAATAATCAAACAGTAACAGACGAAGTTCGTAGAATGAAAACTATGAAACTCTATTTAAAAGACGAAATGCATCGTATTAACGCTTACTTGATACAAAAAGGCTTAGAATGAAAAGAGATTACGAAAACGGTGAACACGACGATGTTGTGTTCTTTACAGGCATTGAAGTAGAACGTACACCTGCTTACGGCAAGAAAACACTATTTGTAACTGGCGTTCAAGATATTGAAACAGTGTTTGAACATTTTGCAACACAAGAATGTGAGCATATTTTCTTTGGTGCTAATCATAGTTTTAATCCTGGCGTTAATTTTCCAAAAGATGCAGATGCATGGGAAGAATGGGAAAACATGATTGAATACTTTTTAGAAAAGGGTGTACCTTGTACACTAGATGTTCCGTTCAGTCACGCAGAAGCATTACTAGAAACTACAATGATTGAAACAGATTTGTTTATTCCACAAATCCGCATTCCACTTCCTTACATCAAGCAATATAATTATAACACTATGATTAAAATCGATGACAGAGATTTTAAAGCAACTAATCCAGGTGTTTGGTGTCATAGACTACACAATCTAATGGACGATAAAAAATTCACTGATTGGAGTGAATACGAACTTGACAAACCTCTATAAAGAAAGTATAGTAATAATATGCAAGAACGATATTATGAATATATGAAACGTAGAATGAAAGAAGAAGATAAAAAAATGTCAATGCAAAATGCAGAACGTAGTATTTGGGTAACCTTTTCAAAAGAAGGGGTACATATGTACCCAGGTGCTGACACAGATCCTAAACTAGCAACTGGCGATTGGGATGATGTATCATTCCTTGGTATTCCACATCGTCATATTTTCCACTTTCGTGTTCGTATTGAAGTATTTCATAACGATCGCGACATTGAATTCATTCAGTTTAAACGCTGGATGGAACGGTTGTATGCAGAAGTAGATAGTTCTACAGCAGTACTACAACTTAACCACAAGTCATGTGAGATGATTGCAGATGACTTGTATCAAGAAATTTCTAACAAATATCCAGGCCGGTTTGTAGAAATTAGTGTTGCTGAAGACAACGAAAACGGCTGTTCAATTTTTTACCCAAGGTCATAACCATCATAAGAGGATTATTAAAATGGCTAATAACTTTCCACCGGTACAAAAGATTTTTGACGACTTGGACAAGTTTCGCGACTATTGTCGCTTTGAAGGCAAGCCCTTCAATGAAGCAGATTTATACAACGATAAATCATGGGTTTGGGGTGCATACAAAAAGCACCAAGGTTGGTTGAGAGCTAAAGCTCGAAATAATAATAGGAATCAAGTACAAAGGAGAAGCTAATGACAATTTATATCGTAGACATTGAAGCAGTAGACACACGTTACACAAAGCAGTGGAAGGACTTTCTTCCTACGCAACTGCAACATGCTACGAATAATGAAGTTGTTGTAATTAGTGGAGGGGAAACGCCTCAGGCAACTACGCCTGGGGCTTTTCTTAACTTTGGTGGAACCAATGTGTACAAGAGCAAACAGCTCGAACAAATTGGTGAAATGTTTTGCAAAGGAGAAATTAAAGATGGAGATTATTTCCTATATACGGATGCGTGGAACCCAACTGTTATCCAGTTGCGCTACATGGCTGAACTCCTTGGGGTCGACATTAGAATTGGTGGTCTTTGGCATGCTGGTTCTTATGATCCACATGATTTCCTAGGTAGGCTCATAGGCGATAAGCCTTGGGTCAGACATGCTGAAAAAAGCATGTACTACACATACGATAACAACTTCTTTGCAACAGATTTTCATATCGATATGTTTGTTGATACTATTTTAGATAAAAATAATAATGATCACTGGACAACTGAAGAAGTAATAGATTTTTACGAAACAACTCAACGTGTAGGTTGGCCTATGGAGTATCTAAAAGAAAGCCTTGTTACTTACAGCGGTATGGACAAACGCAATCTTATACTCTTTCCGCATCGCATTGCTCCAGAAAAACAAGTTGATATCTTCCGTGATCTATCAGAGCAACTTCCTGAATATGAATTTGTAGTGTGCCAAGAACGTGAACTTACTAAGAACGAATATCACAACTTGCTAGGCGAAGCTAAAATGGTGTTCTCAGCTAACTTGCAGGAAACACTTGGTATTAGTTGGTATGAAGGCGCACTTGTAAATGCTATTCCAATGGTTCCTGATAGACTGAGTTATACAGAAATGGCACTGCCTGAGTTTAAGTATCCTAGTGTGTGGACTGAAGACTTTGCTAGTTATCGCAAACATAGAGGAGAAGTTGTTGCTAAGATTCGTGACTATATGGAAAACTATGACGATTACCTTGTAAGTTTAGACAAGCAACGAACTAAACTAAACAAAGATTTCTTTAGCGGAGCAGCATTGTATGACGCAATCAAAGGATGATACATTTACTATAGATATTAGTGATTTAAAGTTAGATGATATCTTAGATACTTCTGATAATATTACACTCGATCTAGGTGATATTAACATGGGTACTACTACAACGTATTGGGCAGGCGATAGTGTAACTGATATAACTATGTCTACTGGCGATGGTACATTTACACTAACAAGCAATGATACCATTACAATAGACGGGCATAATACTGAGTTTAACACAGATTGGATTTATAATTATAACCAAATTGACCCAGATAAAGTTGAACGTATGTGTAAACAGTATCCAGCACTAGAAAAAGTTTGGCGCAACTTTAAAAGCGTATACGATATGGTTAAACAAGATTACGAAGGTAAGAAAAAAGCAGGAGAAATAGACGATGACCTTCCGTTCTAAATTTTTAAACTGGCTAGAGAAATTAGGTCGTAAAAGAGTTATAATGGATAGACACAATAACGAGCCATACCTAACTAGGTATTACTTGTTTTTAAAAGAAAGGAAATGGTTTCCTTTTAACATTTTTTTACACAATTTCCACAAAGGAGACTTAGATGATTTACATGATCACCCTTGGCCTTTTATCACTTTTATCATTAAAGGTGGTTATTGGGAACATACACCAAATGGCCGTTTTTGGCGCGGCGCAGGCACGTTACGGATTGCCAGCTGTCATAGCCTTCACCGTGTTGAGCTTGAACCTGGCGTTGATGTATGGACTTTATTCATCCCAGGTCCTAAGCTAAGAGATTGGGGATTCTTACGTAAAGGCGAATGGATTCAACACGAGCAATATATGAGAGAAAAATATGAACGTTAAAAAGCACTATTATTCGTGGCAGGATGTAGAACGTGCTTGCCTAAACATTGCATTACAAATGTATAACGACAACTGGAAGCCTGACTATATTGTAGGTATTACTCGAGGCGGCAACGTACCTGCTACTATTTTATCTAATATGTTAGGTGTACGTTGCGAAGCACTAAAGGTTAGTTTGCGTGATAACTACGACGGTGAAAGCAGTGAATCTAACTGCTGGATGGCAGAAGATGCGTTTGGCTATATTCCTATAGAAGAACAAGAAACTTGTCGCTGGGATAATAAACTACGCAAGAACATTCTTATTGTAGACGATATCAACGATACTGGTGCTACATTCAACTGGATTAAACAGGACTGGATGAGCGGATGTTTGCCCAATGAAGAAGATGCGTGGAACAGTGTTTGGGGTGGACAAAATCCTAATGTTCGATTTGCTGTTATTACAGAAAATCTTTCTAGCAACTTTGATGGTGTACGTTATTACGTACACGAAGTTAATAAAGCAGAAGAAGATGTTTGGCTTGTATATCCTTGGGAGAATGTAGGGAAATGAACGAAAAAGAACGACAAGATAAATTAAATTATCTCAAAGGTTTAGAGAGTAGTATACAAGCAAGACTTGAAGAGCTAAAAGAAGCACAAGAAAACAATGCAAAAGGTAATCATATAAACAGTATTCAATCTGGAATTTTTGCAAGACGTAGACAGATTGCGAAACTAAAAAGAGAATTAGGCATTGAAAGAAAGAACTAAGGAGTCGTAAAATGGCAACAACAGAAGAAAAGGTAGAACTAGTAGAAACAATCAAAGGTCCACGATACTACCGCATTCACATTTCAGGATACGGTGGCGAAGCGGCTTATATGAGCATTACAAAAGAAGCACACGACTTTTGGCAACCTATTTGCGAAGAACACGGTGACAGTGACTTTGTTAACTATCTTGTATCAGACGAGGATGAAGAAGAATACGAAAACATCGATAGTGTCCCGCCTGAAGCAGACTTTCTAACTAGTTATGGCGCCGACGATTACAAGTCATCTTGGTACGAAGCACCATCTGAATATGAGCATCAATGGGGTGTTGAAATTGGTAGTGCATATATGGACATTGACGAAGTAGACAGCGATGACTATAGTGCAAACGTTGTTCGTGAAGTAATGAATCGTGAAGGTGTACAAGACTTGTGTGAACGAATTGGTGAAGAAACAGATTGGAATGTAGAAATGTGGGATTCACAAGAGTGTTATGCTGGTGAAGATGTAGAGTATATTGCACAGATGTATTCAAGTGAAAAAGGGTCGTTCTTTGATGGCGTAATTGAAACCGTAGGAGAGTTTGATCCTAAGAAACTTGAGTTTCATTGTAGCGAATATGACAACGGCGAAGAATGTATTACATCAATTGTATATGACGGTGTTGAAATTGATAATAATGGTGGCGATACTAACGGAAAAGGCTACTACGCAAGTGTATGGAAAAATAATTAATGATTGATACTTTAGAAAAAGCTCAACAAGAAGGTCGTGCACCTTGGACTGATGTAGAATATAACACAAAGGATTTTGTTGTATACAAAGACAAGTTTCCAGTTACAGAAGGTCATACATTAGTTGTTCCAAAACAAAACACTGTAGATGACATCATGCGTTGTTTTAAATTTGCTGTAGAAATGGGCAATCAAAATGTTCAAAGTTTAGCAAATAATATTACAGGTTATAATGTAGGAATTAATGCAGGAGAAAGTGCGGGACAAACTTGCATGTATCCCCATGTACATTTAATATTCCGTAGACACGGAGATTGCGAAAATCCAAAAGGAGGTATACGTCATTGTGTTCCCGGTAAAGGAGATTATACTAGACTTTCTTCTGGATTTACAGAATATGATATAAGCACTCTTGAAAGGACGTAAGTGAATACTGTACCAATTCCAGATAAAGTTATAGAATTTAATCCTTTAAAAATGGATAACGAAGTTCTAGTAGATGATTATCTATGGCTATTTAAATTTGACGATATTGATAATAACAAATTGTTACAGACCTGTTTTGATGTAGGAAATTATATAGATGATAATTTTCCTCCTGTTCCTGATACAGGAGTTTATGGATGTCCAACATCCTATTACCACGGACATTATAATCTTTTTAGTTTTCCCAGTACTGAATTATATAAGCTATACAATAATATGGCTAAAAAATTATATTCAGTGATGAGAGAAGATGATTATTACATACGGTGTTGGGTTAATTTATTTGAACCTGGTCAAAATATAGATTGGCACAAACATTGGGGTAAAGATAGTAGAGCTTATCACGGATTTTATTGTGTTAATGTAGAAGGCGAAAATCATTCTTATACAGACTATCTTATAAAAGGGTACTGGGATAATCGATTTAGAGTATTAAGTAAGAATGGATATTGTGTATTTGGAAAATCTGAAGATGATTTGCATAGAGCTTCGCCCTGGGAAAATGATGGTTATAGAGTTACTATAGCATTTGACGTAGGGCCAATATCAGTTTTACAAACGCAAAATGGGTATATGACTGACAAGCCTCATGATTTAATACCTTTAATTAAAAAAAATGTTTGACAAAAACCTAAATAAAGTATATAATATAAACAATAAGACATCCTCGTCTTTAACTCGGAGAATATAAATTGAGCAAAGCAGAACAAATTAAAGCAAAACTAGAAGATGCTGGTATCCGTTACTGGGCAGGCGATAATATTTCAGAAGTCCTACAAAACGGTGACAAAGAAGCACTTATTGATGATGCTACACTAGCATTTGAAGGTGTACTTGATGCACTACTAATTGATCGTCATAACGATCCTAACTCTAAAGGCACAGCAAAACGTCTTGCTAAAATGTACTTTAATGAGATTATGGCAGGACGTTACGATCCTGCACCAGATGCAACAGCATTTCCAAACGACTCAGATGAACGTTACGAAGGTATGCTTGTAGTGCGTTCTGAACTTAAAAGTATGTGTTCACATCATCACCAGCCAGTAGCAGGTGTTGCATATATTGGTATTATTGCCGCAGACAAATTAATTGGCTTATCTAAATACACACGTATTGCACAGTGGTGTGCTAGACGTGGTACACTGCAAGAAGAACTTGCAAACGACATCGCACGTGAAATCCAAAAAGCAACTGGTGCAGAACACTTAGGTGTTTACATTCAAGCAACACACGGTTGCTGTGAGAATCGCGGTATTATGGCACATAGTTCATTGACACAAACAACTGTACTTAAAGGTGCGTTTAAAGATGATCCCGGTACAAAGAAAGAGTTCTTTGACAACATTAAACTACAACAGGAGTTCAGCTGCTAATGGGTGATTATATTGCAGTGCGCATAGCACAAGTGTTTATTATAGCAGTGTTTGTAATGGGTATGATAGGTTTAGGAATTGAATTGTACACAGGAAGGTTGCCACTATGAAGCTACGTTATTCAGAAGCATTTTACAGTGTACAGGGCGAAGGCAAGTTTGTTGGAGTCCCTAGTGTGTTCTTAAGAACTTTTGGTTGTAACTTTCGTTGTATGAACTTTGGCACAGGTGAAACAAAAGATCGTTGGACACTACACAAAGAAGGTAAAAAATACAACGATGAAGTTGCAGAACTAATTGCAAAAGATGTTCACAAGACTACAAAAGAGTTTAACGACTTGCCTATCATCCACACAGGCTGTGACACATATGCAAGTATCTATCCAGAGTTTAAACACTTTAATAAACTTGCAGAAGTAGACGAAGTGGTTGAACATCTTCTTTCACTTACTCCAGAAGGTAAGTGGACAATGGATAATGGTCAAGACATCCATTTGATATTAACAGGTGGAGAACCTTTGTTAGCGTGGCAAAAGCTCTACATAGATTTATTTGAGCATCCAAAGATGCAGGACTTAAAAAATGTTACATTTGAAACAAACACTACACAACGTCTACATGACGATTTCTACAACTATCTCAACAATCAAACAAGATTTACAGTTACGTGGTCTTGTTCCCCAAAACTTAGTGTTTCAGGAGAACCTTGGGATACTGCTATACTGCCTGCTGTCGCTAGTCAGTATAGCCATATTAACGGCAGTGACATTTATCTTAAGTTTGTTGTCGCTACTCAAGATGATTTTGACGAAGTTAGCAGGGCTGTGGACGCTTACAAAAGTGCCGGGCTACAATGTCCAGTATATCTTATGCCGTTGGGTGGACGCAGTGAAGAATATTCCCTCAACGTTAAAGACGTGGCAGAAGCCTGTATGGCGAGAGGATGGCGATTCACTCCAAGACTCCACATATCGCTATTCGGGAATGCCTGGGGGACTTAGTGAAGAAGATCTTGAAATCCTACGTGGTAAAAAGATCACAGAAGAACAATATGAAAAAGTAAGGAGGCAGTTATGAAAAAATTTTTAAAAGACATAACAGGCATCACAAAAAAAGAAAAAGAACTAGAAGAGCAGGAAATGGCTCTTCTTAAAAAGAAAGATCCTAAAGAATATGCCACTAGGCGTAAAGAACCTTGGGTCAGTGTATTAGATGTTAAAGTAAATGAAGATAACGTTCGCAACGGTTTCTTTGAACTTGACTGGAACAAATACTTTATTGCACAACTAATTGAAAATGGTTACGGTGTAGACAATGATCCAGAAGAAGAAATTGTAGATCGTTGGTTCCGTGATATCGTTTACAATATGCTAGAAGCCGAAGGGCAAAGTACTGATAGAGGTGCTGGTTATATTAATGTTGTTCCTATATCAAAAGGCAAAAGCGAAGTATCATGATTTTTAAAAAGCTCTTTGGATATATTCCTGTTTTTAAACTTGACAAAAGTAAACATAGACAATATAATAGTTTATATGAAGACTTATGTATGTGAGGACAAATGAGCACTTATATTTTAGTAGATACAGCAAACACTTTCTTTAGAGCTCGTCATGTAGTGCGTGGCGATTTGGATACTAAAGTAGGTATGGCTCTACACATTACACTTAACAGTGTAAAGAAAGCATGGCAAGACTTTAATGCAGATCATGTTGTATTCTGTTTAGAAGGACGCAGTTGGCGTAAGGACTATTATGAGCCTTACAAGCGTAACAGACAAGAAACTCGTGATGCAATGACTCCTGCACAGCAAGAAGAAGATACTGTGTTTTGGGAAATCTTTGATGAATTCAAAGACTTTATTGGCACAAAAACTAACTGTACTATGATGCGTCATCCGCAATTAGAAGCAGATGATTTGATTGCTGGTTGGGTACAATCACATCCTAATGACAATCATGTTATTATTAGCACAGACGGTGACTTTGCACAATTGATTGCTCCTAACGTAAAACAGTACAACGGTGTTAGCAATACAACTATTACACACGAAGGCTACTTTGACGACAAAGGTAAACCTGTTGTAGATAAGAAAACTAAAGAGCCTAAAGGTGCTCCTGATCCGCAATGGCTACTATTTGAAAAATGTATGCGAGGTGATACAAGTGACAATGTTTTCTCTGCTTATCCAGGTGTTAGAAAAAAAGGTACAAAGAACAAAGTTGGTCTTATAGAAGCGTTTGAAGATAAAAGTACAAAAGGCTTCAACTGGAATAATATGATGCTACAGCGTTGGGTTGATCATAATGGTGATGAGCACCGTGTACTAGACGATTACAATCGCAACGTTACATTGTGTGATTTGTCTGCACAACCTACAGAGATTAGAGAGATAATTAATAACACTATTGCAGAAGTAGAACCTAAGAACATATCACAGGTTGGTATGCGCCTTATGAAGTTTTGTGCCAAGTGGGATATGCAACGAATTGCAGACCAAGCAGCATCTTTTGCAGAACCTTTACAAGCGAGATACCCTAAATGACATTAAAAGCAAAATCAGTATTAAAAGATAAATTTTGGATTGTTGAAGAAGACGATCAAAGAGTTGGAACACTTTCCTGGAATGACGATCGTTATATGTTTTCAAGTACAGCAGAGACTTGTTTCTTTGATAACACTCGCCAAATGAAAAAAAAGTTTGGCACAGAAATGATTTTTGTTACTAATGACACAAATATAACAACTGTAGACAAAGATAAAATAGTACACGGTTATCCAACAAGTGTAACACCTTTTAATTCTATGTATGATGTAAAAAGAAAACTACCGTTGTTTACAAAAAGTGACAACTCTAAAAGTATGTATTGTGCGGGATACTATGTAATCTGTTTTGACAAAGGATGGGTTAAATCGTTTTGTCCTAAACTAATTACTGTAGAACGTTATAATTTTAAAGGTCCTTTTAAAACAGAATTAGAAATGCGTCAGGAGTTAAGTCGTGTCAACAAATAGTCCTTTAAACACTATACCTATACAACAGTTTATTCAACAGGTAAAGAGTGCTGAAAACAGCAGAGCAAAAGAAGTTAAGATAGATATTCAGCAGGCAAAAAATCTTGCATTTACTTTAGGTATTGTTATGAGTAGGTTAACTTCTGATCTTGAAGAACTTATTAATAAATCTAATAATACCGAAGAAGTTATTAATATTACAATGGACGGCGGCAATAGTTTTGAATAAACTACTCATATAACTTATAAAGAGATAAATATATGCGTATATTATACAAAGGATACGCATATGAGTAGGCCAAAGCCAAATATATTATTAGAAAAAGTAAACAACAAAACATATAGAAGCGAACAAGTCCTAGAAGCTGAAGCTATTTGGGCTGTATTCTATATGAATAAAGCTTTTAATCTTAAAAGTTCAAATGCCCTCACAAATTATCCTGGTCCTAAGTATAAAAAAACTGCTTTTTCTAATCCAGGTCATGCACATAATCTAGCCAAAAAATTAAACGATATGTTTAATTGTGATGATTTTACTGTTGTAAAACTCACAGATGGCGAAAAAGTTGACGAATGAATAAGGAAGCATATACTAAGATTTTTCTAAAAGAAAAAGGATTAGCTATTAGTGATGCTAATCTAAAACAATACATGCCTATATGGTGGCAAAATACTAGAAATAAATCACAAGGCGGCTTACGTTTAACAGAAGAAGGATATAATACTTTACAAGAAATTGGCATAGAAGTTTATGATATACCATATCCTAAAGATATGCCACTTACTACACAAGTTATTATATTTTTAGATCAATTTATTGATTGTCCATATTTTCTTACAAATAGAAGTATAACTGTAACTAATGAAAAGAAAGCTGTCGAGCTAACTCTCTTTAGTGGAGATTTACGTAAATACGGCATTATAAAAGCAATGAAAAGGCAAGGCAAAGATGTGGAATAGAGGACACATAACTCCAAAATGGAAAGAAGAATACAAAAGATTTAATTATACACATAAAGAAGCACATCCTGCAGATGTAGAATATTGGCGAAGACAAGGTTACACTTACAATACTTTTACAGGAGACATGTTTGCTAAACAAGATCAAATGCCCGATTGGGTTAATGATATGCAAAATGAAATAGGGTTATTTGATTGTGGATTTACATTCTACAAAATGAAGTCTGGTATTGTTATGCCTAAACATGTAGATCACTTTGAAACATATTGTAGAATATTTAATTGCAAAAAGAATCAAGTTTGGAGAGCAATTGTTGCTTTAGAAGACTGGCAAAGTGGCCATTATTTTGAGATTGATAACACTCCTATAATTGATTATAAAGCGGGCGATTATGTCATTTGGAGTCATGAAATGGAACATATGGCTGCAAATTTAGGACAAAATACTAGATATACTTTACAGATTACTGGAAAAAAATTGTAAGCTATTGATTATTAAGCTAATCTTTTTTATGAAAAAGGTTGACTTTTGCTGTAGTGATGCTATTATATATACATACTTAGCAAATACAGAAGGGCTTAAATTATGGAAACCGTAGCAACTCGTACAGTTACACCAAAAACTGCTAAATCATCAGTTAAGCATGCACTAACAAAACAACGTCCTATCTTCCTTTGGGGACCTCCAGGTATTGGTAAGTCTGATATTGTTGCGCAAATTACAAACAGTTTGCCTAACTCACATTTGATCGATGTTCGTTTGTCACTATGGGATCCTACTGACATTAAAGGTATTCCGTACTTTGATTCTAATACTAGCACAATGCAATGGGCACCGCCTGCAGAACTTCCTTCAGAAGAGTTTGCGGCACAATACGACAATATTGTATTGTTCCTAGACGAAATGAACTCTGCGGCTCCTGCTGTACAGGCAGCGGCTTATCAACTTATTCTTAACCGCAAGGTTGGTACTTATAAATTGCCAGACAATGTTATGATTGTTGCGGCAGGTAACCGTGAAGCAGACAAAGGTGTTACTTACCGTATGCCTGCTCCGCTTGCTAATCGCTTTATCCACTTGGAAATGACTGTATCATTTGATGACTGGTTTGAGTGGGCTGTTGATAATAACATTCATTCAGATGTTGTAGGTTATTTGCAATTTAGTAAACAGGATCTATATGATTTTGATCCGAAATCATCTAGTCGTTCTTTTGCAACGCCTCGTTCGTGGTCATTTGTATCAGAATTACTTGAAGATAAAATTGACGAAAACACCACTACAGATCTAGTTTCGGGTGCAGTAGGTGAAGGACTAGCTGTTAAGTTTATGGCACATCGCAAAATTGCTTCGGATATGCCTAATCCAACAGATATCTTAGCAGGTAAAGTCAAAGACTTGCATAACAAAGAAATTAGTGCAATGTATTCACTTACAGTATCTCTTTGCTATGAGTTAAAAGAGGCGTCAGACAAGAACGATAAAAAGTTTGACAACAAAGTTAACAACTTTCTGCGTTTTGCAATGGATAACTTTGATACAGAACTAGTTGTAATGGGAATTAAACTTGCACTAACACAGTATTCACTACCCATTGATCCAGATGAAGTTGAATGTTTTGATGAATTTCACGATCGTTATGGCAAATATATTAAGGCAGCACAGACTGCTTAAGATACAAAACGAACGGTCTCTTTTGAGGCCGTTTGGCTTTGTTTTTTTGGTTGACAAATTCATTAAATACTGTTATACTATATGTATAGAAAATGGTAAACAGAAGGGCAAATGAAATGGCTGTTTTAGTAAGCGAAAAAAATACTGCTAGTAAACTAAAAAACTGGCAACCTGATCCAAATATTACTCCTGAACAACTAGAAGAAATGCGTGTTGAAGTATACGACCGCATTATTGTTGCACGAGTAGGTTTGTTATTACGTCACCCATTTTTTGGCAATATGGCAACTAGATTAAAAATACTCGCTGCCGATGATTGGTGTCCTACTGCTGCCGTTGATGGCAAAAATCTTTACTACAACACTCAATTCTTTAATGCTATGAACAATAAAGAAATTGAGTTTGTTATTGCACACGAAATTTTGCACTGTGTATTTGATCACCTAGAACGTCGAAATTGGCAGGATCGTAACTTAGATCCTATGATTAGTAACATTGCACAAGACTATATTGTAAACAATGTTTTGGTAAGAGACAAAATTGGTGAAAAACCTAGTATTGTTGATTGCTTTCAAGATTTTAAATACGATAATTGGACTTCCGAAGAAGTATACGAA